GGAGTTCCATGGTTATTCGTAGTAGATGACGTTGTCCGGGATGGATGGGGTGTCGAAGTCGTAGGCTTGACCGTCGAACAAGATACGGCACGGCCCCACCTCGCAGGTACCTACGACGGTGGCGTCGTCCGGGTCTAGGTTGCTGTCGCTGTTCTGCCCGTAGATGGTGTACGTGTATAGCCCCGACTCGGTGAGGAGGATGTTGCCGTTTGTAGGGTCGTCTGTGTTTGTGCGTATTTGCAACTGCGTGTAGCGCTCGTTGTCGAACGTGACGTCACCAACAAAGGCCAGCGTTTCCTCGCTTGAGTCGTTACGAAGCACGACCAGGTAGTGCGTAAAAGACGCCAGAAACTTCCGTGCCTCAAACGGGGTGCAGAGTATCTTCTGGCGTATAGAGTAGTTGGGTCGTAGTGTTATCATGCTTTAAGCAAAAAGGGGGAAGGCCAACGCCCTCCCCCTCCTTTGTATAACGGTCCTAAGGCAGTGCCCGAGGCTTATGTCGTTACTTCGAACGTGAGGTTAGCGCCGTCAGCGTCAAGGAATGGAGCAGGGATACCCTCCTCGCCTGTGAATTCCAAGGTGAAGCCGTTGAGGTCGCCGATGGCGGTACCTGTGGCAACGGAGCCTCCGGTCAACTCACAGCCTCGCGTGTGGCCAAGGACGAAGTAGTTGTCGTTGTTGTCCTGCACCACGATTGCCAAGCGACCCTTTCCGAGTTCTTGTACTTCGGTGATGTCGGCTGCGACGGGTTTGTTCAGGACCAAGGACAGCACCTGCGTGTAGAACACAGTCCCGTTCTCTACGGAAGAGTTGACGGTTTGCGTCAGGCTAGATGAGTTCTTGGGGGAGACGAAGTCGTGCAACGTCAACGCGGCCTCGCTGTTCGGGATTTCTCCCGAAGCAACGTCGGACCACATGGCGTCGGTGAACGGCGCAATCCAAACCTTCTTAACCCCACCGAGGGCATCCCGGCAAGGGAGCGAACGTCCTGTTACTGTTAATGAGCAAGCCATTTAGTTGGGGGTTTGTGAAGTTGGGGAGGCCGAAGCCCCCCCTCCCTCGGTTAATGATTAGGCGGTGCGGCGCCAGACTGAGTAAGAGTCGTGGTCAACGACCTGCGTACCTCCGTCGAACAACATCGCGATGCGAGTCACGGCGTCCCCGGTGGTGTTGGTCAAGTCCAAGAAGCGAGCCTCGACGTGATCCGTCAAGAGGTTGGTGCCGAAGTAGAAGTTGTCCTTCTTGCCCAAGATGAGCGTGTCGTTCGGGAAACCAGCAGGAGTCACGATAGAGTAACCGGCGTACTTAGCCACCATGCCGTCGTTCAAGAATGGCAAGTTGTAGGTAGCTGCGAGAGCTTGGTAGTAGAGCTGGGCAGAGGCACGGCTCATGTAGATAACAGCGTCAGGGTCGCCAGCGATAGCTGAAGGAGCGTCTGCGGTAATGTCAGCCAACGCGTCCAAGATGCCGATGCTCGTAGCAGCCACAGTCGCGGCAGCCAAAGGCAAAGCTCCTGTCGTCTCGTGGCCGGGAGTAGCGTCCACGATGTGCTTGCAGATACCCGTGAAGTTCGTCACCACAGGGCCACCAGCGCTGGTGCCGTTAGAGTCGTAGTTACCCTGCCAGATGTTCTGCTCTACGTTAGCTGCGACCTTCGCGGCTACGTAAGTTCCCAAGAACTGGACGTAGTCGCCGGGTGCGCCTGCGTAGTTTCCGCGCATCTGCTCGGCTGCCCAAGTTTGGGCGAGGTCGTCGTTGCAGATTTGCTCGTTGACTTGGAGCTGGGTAGTCTCCAAGACCACGTCGGAGATGTCCAAGCCACCAGCGGCAGGTGTAGAAAACTCACAAGAGCGGGCAGCGATAGCTACGCCGGAGAGCTTGCGAAGGTTTGCCCTGAAACGGACATTGTCCAAGACAGAGATGAAGCCATTGGCGAGGGTGTCCGCGCTCAAGATGGCTGGAGCTACGAAGGGAAGGGCAGCCTGTCCAACGTAGGTCGAAGTTGTGAATGTTGCGTTTGCCATAGTTTAGGCGTTGTAATGATTAGCGAGAGCACGGACGCGCTCTTCAGTTGTCAAATTCTGTAGGTTCAAAGGCTCCTTCTTTTGGGTCGGTGCCTTGTGCTTCAGCCCTGTGGAGGCTGCTTGCTTCTGGAGTTCGAAGAGACGCTCCTTCACTTGTGAGAGCTCGGTGAGGATTACGTCCATCTCGTTGGGTGCTTCGACTTCTTCAGTCTCGGCGCTCAATTCGACTTCGACCTCTACTTCTTCGGTAGGCTCTTCGGCCTCCTCTTGTGGCTCCTCTTTGGCTTCTTCTTTAGCTTCTGCCTTGGGAGCTTCAGGGTTGACGCTCATCTCTTCCTTCTCCTCTTCCGTGGCTTCCTCGATGGCGGGTTCACCCATAGCCGCGGCGATGGCTTCGGCAACGATGGCCTCTACCTCCTCGCGGGTCACGTAGTTGATGGTTACTTCTTCCATGTCGTTTGGATTTTCTTCTTCCTCGAAGTCCGCGCTCTTCTTCACCTTTGGCTTGACTGGGGCGGGGTCGCTTGGGGCGGGCTTGGTTGGTGCGGGCTTGGTTGGTGCGGGATCCGCTGGTGCTTCCTTCGCTGGTGCTTTTGCCACAGGCTCTTTGGTCTTGGCAGGGTTCACGGCTTTGCCGTCCTTGCCGTCCTTGCCTTCGCCTCCCTTAGCTACTGAGGCAATCTTGCCACCGTCTGCAATTGAGATGACACCCCCGTCCTTGAAGGTGTAGTCACCGGGAGGGAGTGGGATGCGCTCGCCTTCGTCGTTGATGATGTAGGCTTCGTCTCCTTCTACGAAGTCGTCGCCGTCAGTGTAGATAACCGTCCCGTTTTCGAGGGCGGCCTCTGCGAGTTCGGTGCGCGACTCCTCCACCGTCAAGTTGACGTTGAATTTGTGGAACAGTTCTTGCACTCTTTCTTGAATGGTCATGGGGTGCCGTTTTTTATATAAGGTTCAAGACTAGTCAATCCTGAACTTTTGGTGAAAATTCTTTTTCGAGCTCGCTCATGAGTTCCTCCTTTAGCTTGGACTCGGCCCACCGCTTCGCAGCTTTGCCACCCCACAATAGGTACGAGATGTACCCGCACGAGGTGCTGTCGCCTTCCTCGTAGTATTCCTCGGCACGTGCCAAATAGGACGCCATGCGCTTCACGGTCTCGAGGCTGAGAGGTTCGCCTTGGGCTAGTTGTTGAGCCCGCACCTTGCCTGTCTGCGTGGCGCACTTGTTGCCGTTCTTCTCGTTTAGCTCGATGCCTCGCTTGGCGTTGTTCCTGACAGCCTCGGGATAGTCGCCGTAGGACTCCATGACGACCCGCGTGCCGGACTTGGTTCGCTTGTCGGTCTTAACGATAGCCTTGGCCAGCTCGGCAAGCATCTCGTCTTCTGCATTCTTCTTCATCTTGTCCACGAAGTAGCCCTCGATGGAGAAGCCCTTGACCTTTCCCTCCTTCACCCACTCCTGCCAGATAGCCTCGTTGTCTACCTTGACTGCCACCATCCACGTACCGACGGGTACGTCGAGGTCGTAGAGGTGCGACTTGTCCTGCTCCTTGTTCTCCACGATCCACGACTCCACCACCGTAAGGCCGTGGATTTGGTGTTCGTGTTCGAGGGTGTGCTTAGCTTGGTTGCCGTGCTTGAGGTACAACTCACTCGCCTTGCGGACCGTTTTCTTGGAGAAGTAGACGTAGAACTCGTCCTCGCCGTTCTTCCGGAAGATAGGCTTGTCGGGTACGAGGGCGGGTCCGATGAGGACGCGCTTGTCGGCGTCCACCTCTGCGAACTGCACGCGCTGTTCCTTGAGTGCGATGAAGTCTAGCTCGATGGCTGGACGGTCCACGAGGGAGATGGCGTCGATGCCGTACAGCTCTGCCTCTTCGTCTATGATTAGTTCTACGATTCTCATAGTGTTGCTTGGTCTTGGATTTGTTGGTTGGCTTGTTGTGCGTTGCTCACGTCTTGAGCGACGACGTAGGCTTGGATGGGTTCCTCTTGGCCCGCTCCCTCACCGAGGAAGGAGAGGTCTAGCTGTGGGGCTTGCGTGGTTGGCGCAGTTGCACTTGATATTGGCGTTGAGCCCGTCGCACCGCTACCTGACGAGACGCTAGGGCTGGAAAACTTTTGTTGGTCAATTTTCTTGACGTTCGACAAGCCGAGGGCAACCGCTGCACCCGCTGCAAAGCCACCCAAAATAGGTCCTACAACTGGGATGCCTGCGAGGGAGTTGTACGCTTGGATGGCGCTCTCGTAGGTAGAGATGAGGGCTTGAGCCTTTTGTAGCTTTTTGGAGCGGTCAAAAGATTTCTTTTGCTGTTTTAGAGTGTCGCCTGCAAATGCCTTGTTAAGTTGTGACAAGGTGTCCAGCGTGCCTTTGCTTGCGCCCAGCATGAACTCGGCGTCTTTGAGGACGAACTCCTTGAGCAGTTCGAACTCGTCCTGCCGGATCCGTCGACGCTTTTGGCTTTCGGTTTCGACCATGGCCGTCTGCGCCTGTTGGCTGACCATGAGCGTCTTCGTTAAGACGTCTTCTTGTTGCGCTACCTCTTCGACGTCTACGCGTCCTTCATTTAGCGCGTCGCGCGTCTCTTTGAGTAGTTCGAGTTGCTCCCGGGCCTGCTCAATCAATTGCTGGTTCAGACCAAAGATGTTCGTCATGAGCTCGGTCTGAACTGCCGAACTAGCACCCCGTGCGTCGGCCACGGCTATCTCTGCATCTGCTACGGCTTGCAGTCTCTCCTCGGTTTCGCCTTGCAGTTCAATCTCCTGGCGGAGTAGTCGGGCCTTCTCCTCTTGGATAGCGACGTTCTCGTCCGCGATGCGCTGGTCTATCTCCGCAGCCATCTCGGCAAACTTGATGCGCTCCTCGATGGAGAGGCGCTCGTCGTCGCGTTGCCTTTTGAGTTCCTCTACCTCTGCCCGGCTTTGTGCGGTGACGACGGCAAGCTCTCGCTCCCTGTCGGCTAGGTCTTGCAAGGCGAGGTCTAATTCCACCGCGCCAGACACTCCAGAAAACGCTTCCTTGGCAAACTCTCCAACGGCCTTGGCCGTGTTAAGCATGGCGCTACCTACGGCCTTGGTCGCATCGACGACGGGGTTGGCCTCGATGTAGATTTTGGTCAAGCCGTCCGCCGCGAGGCTCGCAGCCTCTTCGAAGTCGCCAGAGAAGACAGCACCGATGGCTTTGCCCAAGAGTCCAAACCCTTCGATGAGGGCTGTGACTTTGTCGGTGACGTAGCTCTTGATGGTGTCAGCAAAGCCGACGACCTTCTCCTTGAGGGAGTCGAGCATGTCGCCCGGACTACTGAACGCGTCTACAAAGCGGTCCTTGAGTTCGGTGACTTTCTCTGTGATGCTTGCCAGCGCCTCTTGCGGGTTGTTGAATGCGTCCACAAGGACGGTCACCAGCTTCTCGCCTACCTTGACGACCGAGTTGATGACAGCACCCAAGCCTGCCATGACAGCCTGCAAGGCACCCGCCACCTTTTTGTTTTCAAGGAATGCAGAAAGGATAGGCTCAAGGACTTTGGTGAGAAGGCCAAAGAGACCCGTCGCAGCAAGCGCCGCACCCACGGCTTGAAAGCCTGTGACGCCTGCATCTGCCGAAACCTCCAAAGCCTCGCCGGAAACCTTGGCCTGTTTGGCTAGGTCTGCCGTCGCATCGGACGCTTTGTCCGCACTCTTGGCTACGTCCTCCAGTTCGTCGTTGAGTCCCTCGGTGGCCTTGTTGGCCTCCTCGAGGTTCTTGCCAATTTTGGCCGTGGCCGTCTCTACGCCTCCCGTGTCGGCGTTGAATGTCAGGATGACTTCTTGATTCGTTACAGCCATGTGATGAGCTTAGAGATGAGGAACGCGATGCCACCCCAGAAGCCGACGTAGATGCACGTGGCGAGGAAGTAGTCGAGAGGGATGAGCCACCGGGGTAGGCGCCTCTTCACCTTGTGGTGCTGGAGAAGGTCGATGGCCTTCATGATGTGTTCAGGGTGCTTCATTGTGTAGGCGGGTTTGTGATAAGGCGGGCACGGCAGAGGCTCATGGGAGACGTCGCGCCAGGCCGTGGCACGCCGACTGGAATTGTGACCCACTCGTATCCGTATCTCTCGCAACACGTCTGCGAACCGTAGTCGGGCGCGGTTGTGTCGGAGTCGTTGAACAGGACGTACTGGTAGGCGCGGTCCCACCCTGTCGGGATGTCTTCGCAGATGGCTACGTCGGAGAGAATCTTGATAAGCTCGACCTTGCACAACCCCTCGACGTTGGCGTCGTACTCCATCTTCAGGACTCGCCAGTATTCGTCCTTGATGAAGATGTTGTCCGAGAACTCAAAGCCCGCGAGGTCTACGTTGTCGAGCCTCATGTAACAGGTCATGATGCGAGCCTCGTTGGCGTATAGCTCGGTGGCGTACTGCGCCCAATATTCGAAGTACAGCGTGTTGGCTGAGTTGGCTAGGATGGGAATAAAGGGGCGCTCGCTTCCGTAGTTTAAGTCGAGGGAGTCGACCTCCGCGATGCGTTCCGAGTAGTTCGAGAAGATAGGTAGTTCGGTTTTCGTCACGGTACCCGGGGAGCTGATGTCGTCCTCGAGATACCAATCCCCGTATGCCGAAGACAAGCCCGTCCAGTAGGCCACCATGGGAAGGGGTTTCTTGACGGGTTGGCCGTCGGCTTGCACGCTCCGGTGGATGGGTATGTCCATGCCAGGGATCAAGCTCATCATGTACTGCCCGAAGGTGGTCTCTATACGCTGGTTGCCCTTGGCGAAGTCGTTGCTCGGCTCGGTTATTTTGTACTCACCGTAGACCCTGTCGAGGGACTTCTGCACGGCGTCGGAGATGAAGTCCCCACCCTTCTTGTACGTCCACAGCGTCTCCTTCTTTTGGAGGTCCGTGGTGGGTTTGATGGTGACGTCCTTAGAGTAGTCCACCTTGCTTGTCCAGTCGTACTGCGTACCCGTCGCCACGTAGTCTTGGAACGGCTCGATGATGAGGTGGTTGGGTTTGTTCTTGTCGGGTACGAAGACGAGGTTAAACATCTTCTGCAAGCCGACGAGGAAGTCTATCTGCTTGACCTCCGGCAGGGAGGCTGCGACGTCTACGTCGAACTCGGAGTTAGCCGGGCTCACATCATCAACAAAGAAGACGCACGTGTTGCTGAATAGCGAGCCACCACCACGCACCAAGCCGTACCCGTCGACTTGGTAGTAGACTTCGAGGTAGTCACCGGAGGCAAGGTCGATGCCGTCACGAACCAGCCCCACGTCGGGGTTACCGTACCCGGTATACGTTACCGCGACGGTCTGCAAGTAGCTGTTGGGCGATGTCGGGAGTTGTAGGTCGTAGAACTTGTCGTACTCGACTCCGTTCTTGTAAATCCATAGACGGATGCGCGTAGTGTAGGTAGAGTCGTATCCCGCCACTGACAGCTTGAACCGGATGGTATAGCGCCCGCTCGTGGGTGCGGTGTAGCGGTTGTTCGTTGCGCTGAAGTTGCCTCCGGCGTCCCACGCGTCCGAGATGGTGTCGTCTAGGTCTAGCTTGCCAGATTGCGTGCCTCCGCTGTTCTCAAATATGGGCGTGGCGTTAATCGCTGCACAATTCTGCGAAGGGATTTCCTCGGCCTCGGGGTACGTGTTCCCGTTGACGCACGGCAGGTACATATCCTGCGTGGGGCTGGCGCTGGCGGGGTCGACGAAGAAGTCGCTCTCCCACGTGAAGCCCGCCTCGTCCATGACAGCGTCGACGAGGGAGTACAACGAGACGAACGGCGTGAACTGGTTTTGGAAGATGCCTTGGTCGCTACGCCATGGGGGATTGCCTGCGTCGTCTCCCTCTTGGCTCCAGTTGAATCCACGGTCGACGAGGCCGTAGCGTATGTAGGGAGCGATGCCCGTCGAGGCGGTCCATGAGTTCTCGAGGTTGGTGCGGTTCAGTTCGTGGTCAAGTGCGGACAGGTCGAGGTCTGAAAGCATCCCGTCACCGACGGCGCTCTTGAGGTCTACAGCACCACCAAAGAAGACGAGCTCGATGTCGGCGTACTTCTCCTTCTGCAAGTAGACGGCCTTGATTTGGCAGAAGCCCGAGATGAGTGGGATGGAGTCGCGGAGCAGTTGCGCGGGGATCCGTTGCTTGACGTTGGAAACACCTACGGCGGTGGTGTCGTTGATGGGTCCGAAGTAGTCGAGGTTGTTGGGCGTAGCCGGGACACGGAAGGTCTGCGAGAAGCTACCCGCCGGGCTATTGATATTCTGCACGTCCGTGAACTGGAGCGTGAGGTTGACGCTGACGTCCTCGTACAGGTCTATCTCGTGTCCTTCTAGCGTGATTCTTAGCATCGGATGTCTTGTGCGAGTTCAATATTGAGGGACACGTCAAACAGCTTCGAGGCAGCGGGCTGGACGGTATAGCTCTTGGTGTCTACGGTGCAGGGCAACCAGTCGCCCGTGCCTACCCTGAACATGACGTTCTTGGAGCGGAGGCAATATTGCAAAAGGTCGCGCTCGGACGCGGTGAAGAACTGGTTGCGTAGCGCGTACTTCTCGCGTGCCGTGACGTGGTAGGGGGTGTCCTGGCGGTCGTAGGCGTTGAAGGTGAAGTCGGCCTCGCCATAGCTACCAACCGTCTTGCGGTATCTCTTGTCCTCGGTGTTCACGGTCTTGAGTGCGCGACCGTCGAAGCGTAGGTAGTCCCACCCCCCAACGGTGTTCGCCCACGTCAGTTGCACGGGGTCGTGCTTGATGGGTCGGCAGTCGCGGTAGATGGTAAGGTGCCTGCTCCGGATGGTGTTGGACGTGGTGCGCATCTCGATTTGAATCTTTGTCCAGTTGCCATTCCAGTTGGAGCCCAAAAGCTGTGCGACTTGAGCCGGGCCGATGCAAGCTATCTTGTAGTTGTCGTTGGCTGTGAGGCTACCCGCTGCGAAGTTTAGCGCGTCACCCATGGCGCCTCCCGACTGACTGACTGAGTAGTTGAACTCGTCGACGTTGGTGTCGGTGGCTAGGAACTCGTCAGGCTGAACGATGGCTACAATGCCCTCGTCCTCGTCGGCCATGAACATCTCGATATCTTCTCCCTCCCCTACGCGGTCCGTCAAGAACGCCTTGGCTGTACTGCTTGCCATGAGGTAGGGCGACTCCTTGAACGAGAGGTAGCCGTCGGAGATTTGGCAAACGCCAGGCATGACGCCGACGGTCGCGGTATCCTGCACGGCGCTCTTCGTTCCAGACGTGTAGTTGTACAGCTTCAGCTCGTACTCGCGGACGGCGCGGTCGGTTGTCGTGAGGGCGTTGGTGGCGCTCGTAAAGTCGTGGCCGTGGATTACCTCTCCCCCCGTCGCGTTCACAGGAGCAGACAGC